CGTGACAAAGTTAGACAGTATGGTGACGAATTAGAACAACGACAAAAAGAAAAAGAACAAGGTGTGGCGGAAGGCCTGAATGAATTTGCTCCCGGTTCAGACGGCGGCAATTCAGGCCATTGGTACACTGATGACGAGCTTGCAGACATTATTGGTGATGATTGGTTTGACGATTTTGATGTCAGCAACGATGGATTCAACATTGATGCATACGGCGAAAAGGCCAAGAAGAATTTAGTAGGCTATGCAAATTCATGGTTTGATGATCGAGGTTACAATGTCAATGTAATGGGCGTAGAACACAATGATGTTGACCATGATTTACAATGGTACATAGTTGGTAGTTTCCAGAATGATAACTTTGCTAAAAAAGACGTGCCGGAAGACAGTTACAAAAATTCACAGGCATATCGTGCAGATGGCGGAGCCAATGATGAGAATCACGAACTAGATCAACGCCGCGACCAACAAGAGAAGTCTGGCACATGGTATATTCGCCTTAACGGAAAACTAATCAAAGACAAACAAGGCAATCCTTACTCATTCCGTGGCAAGGCTGCCGCAAACAAAGCCGCACTAACCATGCAGGCTAAACTGTTCAATCAGGGCAAAGAGTTTATGTTGACTACCAATCCCAACGATAACCCTCAAGGTGTGGCGGAAGCTTCACAAAGAGTTGACTCATTGGTCACAGATGCACTAAAAATAATGCAGGGTGCAACAATGAATGACGCTGTGGCCGCACTAAAGACTGTGCTGGGCAACAGAGAATATAATGATCGTCGTGGTCATTACAATTTCTATGTTCGCCAACTGATGGATATGTATGGTCAGCAAGGTGTAGCGGAAGGCCTGGCATCAAAAACAAAACAGATTTCTGAAAATCAATATATACCCAAACACAAAAGGTGGTAAATGGGTACACTAACTCCAGATGTAACATACATATATGAAAGCCCCGACAGTGGCAACACAGTGTACGCTAGAGAATCCGGCAAGACTGAGCGTGTGATGATTGGGCAGAACACCCAAGCCAAGAGTCTCATAGAAAAAATACAAGAAGACAAGCTCTGGGGAGAGATTCGACGCATGGCCACTACAGATCCTGGCATGGCCAATCTCTTGGATCAAGCCAAAATATATTATCAATTAAAAAGATCACCTTAGGACCGCAACATAGTTGCGTGGTGTGGGCGGCTGCTGCCTGTGTGAATGGATTCGCTACCTTGCAACACAAAGTGAGCACTAACACAATGAAAATTATTCCCATCTCTTCCCTTACAAAATTTGCAAAGAAAAACTTGCAGGGAAAAATTTGTTTCAGCCCCTATGTTGTTATAGAAGTTGGAGTTGACGGGGAGGTGGGACTTTGTGACTGCAAGGCCTGGCTGCCAAGTTCGGTGGGGAATTTATTTGAACAAACTCTTCCGGAGATTTTATCAAACAATCTCAGTCAAGCAATAAGACAAAGCATTGCTGATGGCAGCTATGAATACTGCAACGAATCTAGATGCGGTGTAATAAATGACGGACAACTAGTTGATAGTGCCGGGCTTGACAACCCTGTTTTATTAAATTTAATAAACGATTCCAGTCAATGGATCATGCCCAGAGAGATTTGGATTGCCGGGGATAGAACCTGCAATCTTAGTTGCCCAAGTTGCAGAACCAAAGTAATTAAAAATTCCCCCGAAGATACAAAAAAATTAGAAGAGCTAGGGCGAATACTAAAAAACAATTTGTTTGCTCAACCCAGCGACGAAAAAATAACATTGAATATCAGCACTACAGGTGAAGTATTTGCCAGCCCCATGTTAATGGCATTCCTTAATGACATTGATGTTGTTGATTTTCCAAATATATCCCTGCATGTACAAACAAATGGACTCATGGCTGAAAAGAACTGGCATAGACTGGGTGCACTGCAAGATCGAGTCAAGAAGATAACAGTCACAGTTGATGCTGCCACAGCCGACACCTATGAAAAATTGCGTCGTGGGGGCCGCTGGTCAGACCTACAACAGGCCTTGACATGGATTGCTAATAAAAAAACAGAAAATAACATGGAAATTAATTTACGCATGGTGTTGCAACGTGACAATTATTGTGAAATTACACCCTTCTATAGCATGTGTAAATCAGCCGGTGCCGACTTGGTAGAGTACACAAGGATCCTAAACTGGAATACATTTGCCAACCAGGAATTCAAAGCTGTTGATGTATTTGAGCTTGGGCATCCCGAATACCAAAAAGCCTGGCAACAACTGGACCAAGTGGCAGATTTTCCAGATGTATTTTTACACGGCGGTCTGGTAAAGTCTGTGTAGACAGCCATTGACCCAACAACATAACTGTGCTATACTAGCACACTACAGGAGAACTACATGGACACCAAGTCATTTAACGGTGAGCAAAAGCTCAAACTCACACAAATCATCAACGAAGGCATGCAAGTCATGCACGAAGTTGAAACACTCAACGCTGGTCTCAATGACACCATCAAGGCCATTGCCGAGGAAATGGAAATCAAACCTGCTGTGCTTAAAAAGGCAATTCGAATTGCACACAAGGCCGAGTTTGGCAAGGCCAAGCAAGACCATGAATTGTTAGAAACAATTCTAGAAACTGTTGGCAAAACTCTATAAGTATACACGAGTCGCTCACGTTAAGAGCATGTACAACGGCTAACCGGCCACAAGCGGAGGAATAAATTTGAGTTATGTTGACGCACTTTTTGATCGTGAACACGATCGTATACATATTGTAGAGCGCCGCAATGGCGTTCGTACGTACCAAGAGTACCCGGCCAATTATATTTTTTACTACGACGATCCACGTGGTAAATTTCAAAGCATTTATGGCACACCAGTGTCAAGATTTAGCACACGCAACAACAAAGAGTTTCGCAAGGAAATTCGAATTCAGTCGGGCAAACAGCTTTATGAAAGCGACATCAATCCCATCTTTCGTTGTCTAGAAGAAAACTACAAAGATCAGGATGCGCCAGAATTACACACTGCGTTTTTTGACATTGAAGTGGACTTTGATAAAGAGCGAGGATTCTCGCCAGTTGAAGATCCATTCAATCCCATCACAGCCATCTCAGTTTACCTAGATTGGCTGGACCAACTAGTTACCCTGGCTGTACCTCCGCGTGGATTGACCTGGGAAACGGCACAAGAACTTGTCAAGGACTTTGACAACACCATCTTGTTTGATCGAGAAGAGGACATGATCAAAACATTTCTTGACTTGATTGACGACGCTGATGTGCTGAGTGGCTGGAACTCAGAAGGCTATGATATTCCCTACACCATCAATCGGTGTATTAGAGTATTGAGCAAAGATGATACTCGCAAGTTTTGCCTCTGGGGACAACTGCCCAAAAAGAGATTGTTTGAACGATTTGGTGCCGAGAAGGAAACTTATGACTTGGTGGGTCGTGTGCACATGGACTATATGCAACTGTATCGCAAATACACTTACGAAGAACGCCACAGTTATAGTTTGGATGCCATTGGTGAATATGAACTCAATGAGCGCAAGACACAGTTTGAAGGCACACTGGATCAGTTGTATAATCAACACTTTAAAAAGTTTATTGAATACAACCGACAAGATACATTGTTATTGCACAAACTGGATCGTAAACTACAGTTCTTGAGTCTAGCTTGTGAACTAGCCCATGCCAACACTGTGCTACTACAGACCACAATGGGTGCTGTGGCAGTGACCGAGCAGGCTATTATCAATGAAGCACACGAACGTGGCATGGTTGTTCCCAATCGCAAGCAACGTCTCACAGATGACGACACACAGGCCGCAGGTGCTTATGTTGCCTATCCCAAGAAGGGCTTGCATGATTGGATTGGATCAGTTGACATTAACTCCTTGTATCCGTCTGCGATTCGTGCCATGAACATGGGACCAGAAACTGTGGTGGGACAACTGCGTCCCATAATGACTGATCGATATATTAAAACTAAAATTGCTGACGGAGCAAGTTTTGCGGCTGCCTGGGAGGGCCTGTTTGGCAGTTTGGAATACACTGCTGTGATGGATCAGCAACGTGGCACTGAGATCACCATTGACTGGCAAAATGGTGAAGAAAGTGTGCACAGTGCCGCTGAAATTTGGCAACTAATTTTTGACAGTAATCATCCTTGGATTCTCAGTGCCAACGGTACCATAATGACTTATGAGAAGAAGGGTATCATTCCCGGCTTGTTAGAACGTTGGTACAGCGAGCGTAAAGAACTGCAGGCCAAGAAAAAAACAGCCAAGGACAAAAAAGAAGAAGCTTTCTGGGACAAGCGACAACTGGTCAAGAAGATTAACTTGAATTCGTTGTATGGTGCTATTTTGAATTCAGGTTGCAGGTTCTTTGATCACAGAATCGGTCAGTCAACTACTTTAACTGGTCGTGCTATTGCTCGTCACATGGATGCACACATTAACGAATGCATCACAGGCAAGTACGATCACACAGGCGAAGCTATCATCTATGGTGACACAGACTCCTGCTACTTTACTGCCTGGCCGGCACTGAAAAAGGAAGTGGCGGAAGGTCGCATGGAGTGGTCAAAAGAAACTGCAATTGCGCTGTATGACTCAATTGCCGAACAAGTTAATGATAGTTTTCCGGGCTTTATGGAACAAGCATTCCACTGCCCAAGAGAAATGGGTGCGTTGATTGCGGCAGGTCGAGAACTGGTTGCTGATCGCGGATTGTTTATTACAAAAAAACGCTATGCTGTAAACATCATTGACCTTGAGGGCAAGCGGCTAGATGTCGAAGGCAAGCAAGGCAAGACCAAGGCCATGGGCTTGGATTTGAAGCGCAGTGATACTCCCAAGGTTATTCAAGACTTTTTGTTGGAAATTCTAAATACTGTGTTGGCCGGGGTTCAACGAGATGCCATTATTGAACGCATTCGTGAATTCAAATATGAATTTGCAGAACGTCCAGGATGGGAGAAAGGTAGTCCCAAACGTGTCAACAACTTGACCAAGTATGCAGCCGAAGAAGCCAGACTTGGAAAAGCCAACATGCCCGGGCATGTCAGGGCCGCACTAAACTGGAATCAAATGCGCAAGATGAACGGTGACAACTATAGTATGCAGATCGTAGATGGCATGAAGACCATTGTATGCAAGCTCAAAGGCAATGCCCTGGGCTGGACCAGCATTGGCTATCCCACAGATGAGCAACGTCTGCCTGCTTGGTTTACTGAACTGCCGTTTGATGATGGACTCATGGAAGCAACTGTTGTGGACCAAAAGGTTGACAACTTGCTGGGTGTGCTAGAGTGGGACTTGGCAGCAGCCACCAACACAGAAAACACATTTCAAACGTTATTTGAATTCACATGAAAATCAGCGAACTAGTAAATTATCTTGAAGAACTAGACAAGTTTGATGTTGACCAAAGTCAACTAGCCTTGCGACAAACCATGACTCCGGTAATTCATCAGATATTGTCAAGTACAATGCAGTTTGACAGTCTGGCCGAAAGTGTCAATCAACAATTTTTTGATTTAACTGACCGTGTCAATCATTTTGCCAACACCGTGGACTCGGTCAAACAGGCAGTGAAAGCTGCCATTCAGCAATTGGAGCCAGCGTATTTTGCCAATAGTGCCTCGTTGTACCAAGACATGCGTGGCGACACTGTGGAGTGGATACTTTCTAGAAAACTATCACTGACTCCAGAATCAGAAAAATTTATTGTAGACCGACTGCTACGATGCACAGATTGGCGCTGGCCAGGACTGATAATTAGGCCAGGGCAAGAGAATTGGATTGACCACCTAGTAGGATTGGATCCGTTATATCTAGTAGATCAACAGCCCGAACTGTTGACACCGGCTGTGTCAAAATTTAACGGCTTCTACCAGCGCAGATTGCGAAAGTACATTGCTCCAGAATACACCAGTGATCCGTTGCTGGAATCAATTCCTGACAATCAGATTGGATTCTGTTTTGTTTACAACTTTTTTAATTTCAAGCCAGTCAACATAATACACAGTTACCTAGAAGAAATTTATCAAAAACTAAGACCAGGTGGCGTAGTTATTTTTACCTACAATGACTGCGACAGAACCGGTGGGGTTAGAAACGCTGAGAATTTTTACAACTGTTACACCCCTGGTCGTAGTATTCAAGCCATGCTTGACGAATTAGGCTATAAGATACTTGTCAAACATCACATTGATGCGGCAAACACTTGGATCGAAGTCAAAAAGCCCGGAGACCTAGTAACCATGCGTGGTGGCCAGGTGTTAGCCGAAATACTTGCTTACTAACAAGCTTGCCTATATAATACAATTAAAGGAGAACGTATGAGAGATCATTTACTTGACCTAGTAGGTCACACACACGATTTAGGTTGCATCAGCCTGGTCAAAATTACTGGCACTGACAGTGAAACTACCATTGATGGTTTGGCCGAGGACCGTAGCGTTGTTGTGCAAGGACAGTTTGCTGGCCCAGTGTCAGATTTTATTGGTGTATTTGGTATGCCAAATTTGGACAAACTCAAAATTCTATTGGGTTTACAAGAGTATCGAGAAGATGCTAAAATCACAGTTACCCGACAAAATCGCAACAATGTTGATGTTCCAGTGGGACTACATTTTGAAAACAAAATTGGTGACTTTAAAAACGACTATCGTTTTATGACCAGCGAGATTGTTTCTGAAAAGCTTAAAACTGCCAAGTTCAAAGGAGTGAATTGGCACATTGAGTTTGAACCAACAGTTGCCAGCATACAACGACTCAAGATGCAGGCACAAGCCAACAGCGAAGAGCCAAACTTTACAGTGCGAATTGACAATGGCGATTTAAAATTTAGTTTTGGTGACCATTCAACACATGCCGGTGAGTTTGTGTTTTATCCCAGCGTAACTGGAACATTGAAGCGCAGTTGGGCCTGGCCAGTGTCGCAGGTGATGTCAATACTTTCATTGGTGGGTGACAAAACTATGCGAATCAGTGATGATGGTGCCATGCAGATCACAGTCAAATCTGGCATTGCTGAGTACAACTATATCTTGCCGGCACAAAGCAAATAAGGTACACAATGAAGTGGTTTTTAAATATGATGGAGCGTCTAGGACGCAAACGTATTGTAATGGACAGAGTCAACAACGAGCCATACCTTGAACGCTATTATGTTTTCCTCAAGGATAGAAATCGCTTCCCATTTAATGTGTTCCTGCACAAATTTCTTAGGTCAGACCCCGATGATGTGCATGATCATCCATGGCCTTATGCTACTCTGATACTAAAAGGTGGTTATTATGAATGGGTTCCTAAATTTGACTCCAACGGCAAAAAGATTGATGAGGAAAGAATGTG